CACAAAAAGAAACATAGAATTCTATACCGAACTCATGTTGGGACTTCCAATGGAAACTAAAGAAACTTGGATGAAGGGCATGACGGACTTGTTGGAAATGGGTCAGCACAATCGAATCATAATAATTCCTGTGGTTCTTTTAGAAAACACCGAACTTGGTGACATACAAAAAGATCTGTATGGAATAAAAACAATAGAAGTTGTTGATGGATTTCGACTCACTGACAATGAAAATAATGGAGTTGAAGAAACCTGGCCTTGGGTTTGCAGTACCAGTACCATGTCAAAACAAGACATTATTGACAGCACCATGTATGGATGGATGATCAGTAATTTTCATACTTTAGGAAAACACAGTTTCATACTGTCAAAGTATTGTAGACATGTGCTGGGAATATCTTATCAAGAATTTTATAGAGAAATGTGGGATAGGTTAAATGACGATGTTGACTCTGTGGTACACCAACAATTCAAAATAACAAAAAAAGCCGTTGAGGAGATTTACACCAACGGATATACCACAAGTAAAGATCTAGGACCAGACAATTTGACAACATTCAGCAGTGGTGTGTTGCAAGAAGCATTTGATCAAACACATGATTTTTGTATGAAAGTTACTGAAAAATTTGGTAACATAGAAATTGGCATAATAGAAATACAAAGAAGATTTATGTTTAACAATTACTTCCAGGTGCCTTACAAGATTGACTGTTTGGTAGATATTGAATCTTGGAAGACCGAGAGGTGTACTTACAAAATTGAACCACACGTCAACCCAGAAATTTATAACCATAATTTAGGACACAGGTTATATTATAAAAAAATACTCAACCAAATTACACGAATAGATAACCAATAAAAATTGACAACAAGATTTTTGTATTATAAGTAATGTATATCAACAAAGGAAACACATGACACAACATGAACAAATCGTGGCCGCATACGAATCATATATCGCGGAAAATGAAAAATTCACAGCCAAGGGTGTGAAGGCAGCGGCAGCTCGTGCTCGCAAGGCATTGCAAGAAATGAGCAAAGGCATCAAGGAACGCCGCAAAGAAATCACTGCCGAAAAAGAAGCTCTTACCGTTAAAAAATAAACAGAGGTCAACATGACAGCACTAACCTACCCCACAGCCGCCGAACTTAACTCAGCAATGGGCCGTGTGTACGGACACATGAGTCTTGCTGTAGTTGTATCGATGATTGTCAGTTACTTTGTGGGATCAAGCCCAGAGTTATTGGCATTCTTTTTCACGGGTTGGATAAAATGGATTGTGATCTTTTCACCGCTGGCAGCCATCTTTGGTGTCAGCTATGTGCTGGCCAACAATCCTAGCAAGAGTATAGCACAGTTATGCTTACATGGCTTTGCGGCGCTGATGGGTCTAAGTTTTGCAATGATCTTTGCTGTGTTCACTATGGGATCAATTGTTAGTGCTTTTATGGGTGCGGCCATATTGTTTGGTGTCATGAGTGGCTATGGATATTTTACCAAACAGAGTCTAGATAGCATGGGTAAGTTTATGATTGTGGGGTTGATCGCTATCTGTATTGCCAGCATTGTCAATATCTTTATTGGTTCAACTGTGATGCAGATGGTGATCTCCGTCCTGGCCATTATTATCTTCTTGGGACTTACTGCCTACGACACACAGAAGATACGTGAGGACCTCAGTGTACAATCCAGTGATGTTGCAGAAATTCGCGGCGCACTAACACTATACATGGACTTTATTAACTTGTTCTTGAACTTGTTACAGTTATTTGGCATGAAAAAAGATTAATATATCAATGATGAATCCCAACTTTGTTGACACAATAACACTCACTGCCAGTGATAACACAACAACCATGGATTCACAAGACATATGGACCAGTATGTCACAGGGCATAAGCATTACTACCAATCCACTCACTGTTGGTGGATTTTCAAGCAATGGTGTAATGGGCACCAATAATCCATATGTTTTGTCTGGTGGGGCACAGACATCTTCCACATTAAAAGTTAGCCAATCAGGAAAAATATCATTGCGTGGTGACAATGCCGACATCGAGATCAACGGTGTCAGCCTGGCTGAAACCTTGCAAGGCATACAAGACCGCTTGGCCATTTTGCGCCCCAACGAAGAGCTTGAAGAAAAGTGGGGAAATCTGCGTGGACTGCGAAAAGCCTACATGGAACTTGAAGCAGAAATAAAAGAAAAAGACAAGATGTGGAATTCTCTAAAACAAAAGTCCAATAACAAAGCCTAACGTCTGTAAAAGATTGGGCAAAGATCCCCCAAAATTATGGGATTTTTCCAAAATAAATTGGTTGACTTGATAATCAATTCTTGCTATAATACATGCATACTTTGGAGATACTCAATGAGCATGCACCTACATCACCCTGCACTTTCTTACAATGGCAAAAAACGCGGCAAAGTTAAATTCCGCAACGCCGAAGAAGCTCGTAAGGCACGTGAGCTTGATGTCGGCTGGAAAGAACTACAGGCCAAGTGGGAGTTGGATGCCGACGAAAAACGCCGCCAACGTGCTCTTGCGGCCGAACCGTTGCAATATAAATTGACTGCACCTCCGGGCCGCGGAAACACACATCATATCCAAAGTATCAACACCGGCGGCAATGCCACACTGACACCAGCCAAGGTTTATACTGGCACCAAGGTCAAGGGAATTGCAACCATGCACAAAAGCAATGCAGTGCCGGTGTTTAGCAATGATGAGGCTGTTGAAATTTCTAACATGCGGAGATAATTGTGAGTAACGAATTTGAAAAATATGACGAGTTTGCCAAACAAATGGAAGAACGTTTTCCAAAGATGTTTACTGAACCCTACGGTGGGTTTGCAGTTGGAGAAGGCTGGTGGCCAATTCTAACAAATCTTTGTGCCAACATTCAACATCATCTCAATTGGAAGAATAAAACTTCAGAAGTTGTAACACAGGTAACAGTAGCGCAGATTAAAGAAAAGTTTGGCGGACTGCGTTTCTACTACAATGGTGGTGATGACGAGATTCGAGGTATGGTACGTATGGCAGAAGCTTGGGCAGGTAACAGTTGCGAAGAGTGCGGTGCCCCCGGCACTAGCCGATCAGGTGGGTGGATTAAGACTCTGTGTGATACACATGAAGCAGAGCGTCAACTAAAGAGAAAAGAACATGAAAATTTATGTAACCAGTGACATTCACTTGGAGTTTGGTGATTGCCTTATTAAAAATGAGGACAATGTTGATGTACTAATTCTTGGTGGCGATATCATGCTTGCCCAAGACTTGCACGATCATCCTGAGACGGATTATGGAATGTATAGTAATGTTAATCTGGCAGACCTAGGCCGCAGACAACAAACTGCTCAACGTTTCCGTGACTTTCTCAAACGCATGAGCTTTCAATTTCCACATGTGATTTACATTGCCGGCAATCATGAATTCTACAACGGCAAATGGCCCATTGGGGTTCAATACCTTCGTGACGAGTGCGCAAAGTATCCCAATGTTTACTTTATGGAAAACGATTGTCGCAAGATTGGCGATATTACGTTTGTTGGCAGTACATTGTGGACCGACATGAACAAAGGTGATCCCATTACCCTTCATGCAGTTGCAGATATGATGAATGATTTCCGTATCATTCGCAACAGCGATTTGGAGTTTACACGTCTGCGCCCTGATCATGTGGCAATGGCACACAGAAAGAGCCTGGGCTATATCAAGACTGTGGTAGCAGGCAAGCATGATGAAAAATTTGTGGTGGTTGGGCACCATGCACCAAGCAAACTAAGCACCCACCCGCGCTACACTGATGATACCATCATGAATGGTGCTTATAGTTCCAGTCTAGATGAGTTTATTCTAGATCACCCACAAATTAAATTGTGGACACATGGTCATACTCACGAAGATTTTGACTACACAATAGGCACCACACGAGTGGTATGCAACCCCCGCGGTTACATTGGGTACGAAGGCCGTGCAGATGAGTGGGTACCTAAACTTGTTGAAGTATTGTGATCAACACAATATATTGTCACAGCGTTAGAATAACCTGGGATCGTAATCCTAACTGGAACAACATCTGTGCCTGGACCATAGAACATCTTGGGCTTCCGGGTGGCAGATACACTACTAAGCTGGATCCTGACTGGATGCAGTTTCATTTTTCTGATCCTAAAGATCAACTTATTTTTATCACAGCATGGGGAAATGACTAATGAATTTTGAACAGCAACAAATTTGGAATAGATTAACAGATCGTCCGGGTAATTATTACGAAAACGCCGCCGAGCCCGAGCGCGAAGAGTTTCGTAAATTTGTTAAAACTGTACTGCTTTCGGGCAAGGTACTGATTGAATTTGACAAGGCCGACGGGTCTCCCAGAGTTATGAATTGCACACTTGATGAACAAACTGGTGCTAAGTACATAGTTAAAGAAAACAAGGAGACCTCTGCTAAAGAAAAGAAACCCAACAATGATGTGCAGGTGGTCTGGGATTGTGACCAAGAGGCCTGGCGCAGTTTCCGTTGGGATAGGCTAAAGAAGATCGAATTTAAACTTTGAACAAAGCTATAATTTTAGGATGTAGTCATGCTGCCGGAATTGAAATGTTCCGGGGTATCGACCAACAAGGACTTGACCAGCGTCAACTTGACGACTATGGTTACAAAAATAGTTACCCAATGTTGATTGCTCGGGATTTAGGATATGTTCCCGTTAATCATGCCATTGCCGGCGGCAGCAATGATGCTATGTATAGAATTGGTAGTGAGTTAATTGACCAACTTTCTACCAATGATGTTGTTGTGGCTTGCTGGACTGGCCCAACAAGAACAGAGATTTGGTGTGACGAAGAGTCTGCCTGGGTGCCGTTAGCGCCAGGCATGGAACACTTTTGGAAAATCAACCCCGATGATACCATCCCACAAGGTAGATTGCAATATCACCAAAACATAAAAAATCACAACAATTACATTGAGTATCTCAAACAATGGTGTACATTTGATAACTATTACCAACGTTGGGAAAACAATGCTGTCAAAAACATCCTAGCACTAAACTTTATTGCACAACAGTGCAAAATACAAATAATCAATTTGTTTAGTTTTGCTAGAATAACCAACCAATATATTACCAAACTTGGCAAATGGCCTTTGGCATCGGTAGATTTTACCTCTTGGGCATTGAGCAACAATCACCAATCCACAGCTAATGGACACTTTTTATTTACGGCTCACAGAGAATTTGCTGATGATGTTTTGCTAGAACTCAAGAACAATCATGCCCAAAATTGATAATATCAAGCTCGAAGGCAAAGTAACCGAGGTATTACCCAACACAATGTTCAGAGTACAACTTGAAACCAAAAATATAGTTTTGGCAACATTGTCGGGCAAAATGCGACAACACAATATCAAGGTTTTGTTGGGAGACAAAGTAGAAATTGAATGTTCTGTTTATGATCTAACTCGTGGGCGCATTGTTAGAAGAAAATAAATACTGATATGGAAACATCAGCATCAATCTACGAATTTATCAAACTGTTCGAAGCCAGCACACGCCCAGCCAAACTAGAAACTACCCCTTTGCCCTATGGTGTTAAAGATCTTGAACCCATAATGAGCAAAGAAACTATAGACTATCATTTTGATCATTTGGCCAAAGGCTATGCCAAGCGTTACAACGCAGGAGAAGGCAATGCGGATTTTAATCGTGCTGGCAGTTTTTTACACAATAAGTTTTTCCCCCAACTTCATGCTCCTAAAGGCGCCAATCGTCCCCGTGGCGCAGTCCTAGCCCTGATTGAAGACAAGTTTAAAACCTTTGAGGATTTTAAAGAAGCTTTTAAGGAAAAAGCAATGTCCATACAAGGATCAGGTTGGGTTTATCTCAGCACCGGTGGTGACATCAAGACCATTGCCAATCATGCTGTACGCACAGATATCTGTGTGTTGGTAGATTGGTGGGAACACGCCTGGGCTCTGGACTATCAGAGCGACAAACAAAAATATCTTGATAATATTTGGAAAATCATAGACTGGAATGTCTGTAACGAAAGATTATAATGAAATTAGAAACTAGTGCGGTAGAAAAACTACGTGATATTCTTGCTGAAGAAAACAACCCCAATTCAATGTTACGGGTGTTTGTTCAAGGTGGTGGATGCTCGGGATTCCAGTACGGCTTCACACTAGATGAAGCACAAAACGAAGATGATTTTGACTTTGTTTACGAAGATGTCAAGGTTGTAGTGGACGCAATGAGCATGCAATACTTGCAAAATGCCACAATCAATTACAAAGAAGACTTGTCTGGTTCCAGTTTTGTAATTGAAAATCCGCAAGCACAATCAACTTGTGGTTGCGGATCAAGTTTTAGTATATAAAATTACAATGTGGCCGTGATTTGTACAGCATATCTATTCACGGTACTAAAATTGTAAAACGCATGGTAATTGCTATCGGTCCAGGCAAACCAATCCCCAGCTTTCCAAGTTCCGTGAGTGGATTCGTTGACCTGTATTATTTGCCCAGGTGAACTATCTTCAAGCATTATTATTATGCGAACAATGTCGCTAGTGGCATTACCAATAAACTTACGATACCTATCGTACTCATCGTGGTGCCAGGGCATGTATTGTCCAGGCTGAAAAAAGTTTATGGCAGTGCCTACATTGTTGAGAAACGGCCAATTTTTGTGCAATTCTGAGATGTCCACTGGCAAAGTTTTGGGTTGTTGATACTTCCAAATCTTTATATTTTTTTCATCGTGCCCGGCATTGACAAACACATCAATTGGTGGACACGAGTTATAGCTACCAAACTCATACTCTAGGCTTTTAACATTGTCAATATTCCATGTAACAGGAATTTTTCCGCGCAACGTTGAAATGAAGTTTTTCATGATATCTCAGTATAATTTACTGTACTTATTGGTATCAAAACCCAGGTTAAATATAACAAGTATCAGGGAGCCCTGTGTTTCCTTTTGCCATAAATATCAAAAAGAGGAAAATCATGGCATTGCAACTTATTAACGTGGGTTCTGCTCCCAATGACGGGACTGGAGATCCTATACGCACAGCTTATACCAAGTGCAACAACAATTTCACAGAATTATACAATCGTGCTCAGGCTATTCCACCAGTTGTGGCAACTGGAACCGACGGTGATGCTGAAGGCATGTATGCGTATGATGAAAACTATTTCTATTACTGTTTCCAAGATTATGATGGGACTAGTGAAATATGGCGCAGGATTTCAGGATCATCGTTTTAAATGTCTCAACCACAGTGGATTACTCCCGTCGGCAGCCTTGGCGTTATTCCTGAGGGGGTTTATTACAAAATCCCTATTCAGGCAACGGCCGGGGCCCAGGACGTTTATTTTCGCCTGATATCGGGCGAATTACCAGCTGGTATTCAAGTAACCTCCAATGGATTCATTGAGGGAATACCTCGAACCATTGTTGACGTTAAAGGCGTACCTGCAGAAGTAAGTGCTGATGTCACATCAAAATTTGCAATACGTGCATACACTCAAAAAGTAGTCAATGGATCCATTGTGTTAGATCGACTAAATGATCGCACATTTACCATCACGGTGTCTGGACAAGATATTCCTGAATTTGTCACACCAGCAGGACAAATTGCACAATATTACGATGGTAGTGAGGTTGCTGTACAAATAGAATTTACTGACTCTGATCTTAACGATGATATAACAATTGGTGTATTGGCAGGTGTATTACCCCCGGGATTAGCCATTGATCCACGCACTGGTATAATTTCTGGTATTATACAGCCCTTGATAGGGCCACCGGGAACTGCAACACCG